CGGTCGGGACGTGGACCGCGAAATGGCACCTGATCAAGCATTGGCGCGCCACGGGCAGGAAGCCCAGGGCGCTGCTTGAGCAGGGCGAGTGCCCGGATGGATTCGAGTACGTCTGGACGGTATTCGAGCGGCTATCTGGCGCGCGTACCTACGGCATGGCAGCCAACCCGATCACCTACGGCGATATGGACGCATTCTCGCGCGTGAGCCGCGAACCCTTGCGGCCTTGGCAAGTTGAAGCTGTGCAGCGCCTTGACCAACTCTGGATGGAACACCGTAAATGAGTACAGAGGAATCCCGGCTCGTAGTCGCCGTTGACAGCACCAGCGTACCCAAGGCCAAGACCGAGCTTGACGCCTACACCGCGTCCGCCGCCAAGGCCGATGCAGCCACGGGCAAGCTGGCGCAGACTTCGCGCGCATCCAACACCGCGCACGCTGCCACGGCTGCCGAAGTGTCGCGGGCAGAATAGGCCGTTAATGCGTTTGGAGAGACGCAAGCGTAGGTCGATGCGCGCTTGCGTAGCGTCGCGCAGGCCGCAGTCGCTGAACGTGAGGCAATGGCCAAGCAGGCGTCCGCAATGGCGCAGGCGACATCCATATCGGCGGGCTACTCCGAAGCAACCAAGCGCCTAGTGGCCCAACAGACCGCGCAGATGTCCGCGTGGACGAAATCACGTGCGCCTGTCGTGGAATTGGAAGCACTGCTTAGCAAGAACACGCTGACCACGGCGGAAGTCGCCAAGGCCAACGCGCTGCTGGACAAGGCGCAGGCGTCGGGCGTTATTAGTGCTGGCGAGCTTACTGCGGCGTTCAAGGCATTGGACGAAGCCAAGATTAAGGACATTGCGGTCACCAAGGCGCAAGACGCGGCCAACAAAAGCGCAATCAACAGCCGCACGCAATACGAGCTTGGCGTCTTGGGTGGCGAAATCGCAACGGGTAACACCAGCCGCATCAAACGCTCCGTGCCGGCGCTCCTGAATGCATCCGGCTTGACCACGAAGCTGCTGTCTCCGGTTGGGCTTGGCATTACGGCCGTGGTGGCGTCGCTGGCCCTGTTCGGCAAGGCCGTTGTTGACCGCGAGCAAGACCTGCTCAACTTCAACAAGGCACTCGCCGCAACGGGCGACTTTGCCGGCACGTCCGCGGCACAGTTGCAGGGCATCGCCGCAATGGTCGGCGATTCCACCCATGACTACGGCAATGCGACCAAGGCCGTGCTGGCGCTCGCGCAGTCGGGCGAAGTGCTCGGTAGCCAAATGCAGTAGATGGCTACGATTGCCGTCAATATGGCCTATATCACGGGCCAGTCCGTTGAGGATGTCGCCAAGCAATTGATTGACCTGCAGGGCGACCCGACGCAGGCGGTTGTCAAGCTCACGTCTGCAATGGGGTTATTGACCGCCGCACAATACAACCAGATCGTCATCACGCAACAGACGCAAGGCGCGAACGCTGCGGCCGCGTTGGCGATGAAGGACCTTGCGGATGCGTCGGACCAAGCGCGCGCGAAGCTGGTGGACAATGCCGGGATCGTGATCAGGACTTGGGAGGGCGTCAAGACAACGTTCAGCGCCATCGCGCACGATATCGCCAGCATCGGAGCCGCGCAATCTATTGGTGAGCAAATCGCGAGCCTGCAAAACCAACTGCACGTCGCATACACCGGCGCGGTTGGCGGCGGGAATCCTGACCCGAACAAGGATTCTGACGTTATTCGCCTTCGCGCACAAATCGCGGCCCTTCAAAAGCAACAGCAATCCGATGCCATGTTTGCCGCCGGCCAGGAATTGGCGAACCAAGGCAAGCAAGCGCACGACAGGGCGCTCGCGGAAGCGCTCGCCAGTACCAAGCAGGGCGACGAAGGTTTTGTGGCTGCGGCGGATCAGATAAACAAGAAGCGCTATGCCGCACTTGTTGGTATCGTAGACCCGTCCATCCGTGACCGCATCAACGCGGCTTACGATCAACAAATCCGCGATGCGGTAAACCGCGCCAACTCGGCCTTTCGCGGCGGCAGTAGCGGCGGCGCGGCTCGCAAATCCAAGGCCGATCCGCTCGCCAATTTCACCGGCTATGTCAACAACATCGTCGCGAGCAGCCAAGGCAACCAATACGACAACACCGGCATCGGTAAATATGTAACCAGCGTCGAAAAGCTCTACAACGAGTTCCAGAAACAGGTTGCGGCCGGCGCGAACGTCACCAAGGCAACGGAGCAATACGACCGTGCCATTCAGGCGCTTGGCAACGATCTCGCCAAGACGACGGCCAAGCAGAACGCAGCGGATGCAGCTTACAAAGCGCAGCTTGATCAGCAATTGGCGACGCGCAAAGATGCCATCGACCTTCAGGTTGCGTCGGTGGGCATGGGCCAGCAGGAATACCAGCAGTACCAAGACCTGAACCAGGTCTATCAAGACTTTGATCGCGAGCTTGCTCGTCTCAACAAGGAACGCGACGCTGGCAACATTTCCATCGACCAATACAACACGCGGCTGGCGGAACTGAAGCAAAACGAGTACGAAACCGTCGCGGCCGTGGTGGATGGCTACAAGCGCATGAATTCCGCGCGCGAAGATTGGATGAATGGACTGACCGCAAGCTGGCAGAACTACATCGACCAAGGCAAAGACGTTGCCGGCATGACCGCGCAAACATTCACCGATGCGTTCAGCGGCATGGAAAACTCGATGGTCAACTTCGTCTAGACCGGTAAACTGTCGTTCAAGGACCTGGCTAATTCGATCATCTCCGACCTTGTGCGCATGGAAACGCGCATCCTGATTAGCAAGGCGCTGTCGTCAATTCTTTCGGCATACGCTACCGGGCCATCCGGCTACAACATGGGTTACTTCGGAACCTACAGCCAGTCGGCTACGGACGCCACGGCGGCAAGTTCCGTTGATTACATCATGGGCGGTCGTGCAAACGGTGGACCGGTTGCCGGTGGTTCGCTGTACGAAGTCGCAGAGGGCGGCAAGCCCGAGGTGCTTTCGTCGGGCGGACATACCTACCTGCTGATGGGTGCGCAAGACGGCTACGTAACTCCGGCATCAACATCCGGAACATCGCCGCTGGGTCGCGCTGGCAGCGCGGGCACCGCACAAACCAAGAGTGGCGGCACAACCGTGATCGTGGAAAATCATTCCGACTCGCAAGCGCAAGTGCAGCAATCGAAGGATGGCAACGGCAACGATCTAATTCGCGTGGTTGTCGGGGCGGCGATGAACGAATGGAATAGCCAAGTGCAACGCGGCGGTCAGTCGTACAAGACGCTGCAATAGGTATTCGGACTGAACCGGCGCGGCGTGCCGGTGGCTGGATAATGAAGTGACAAACCCAATCTGGCCATCAACCCTGCCGCAGTACCCCGACGACGACGGATCATCCGCCTACGCGCCGATCATTGAGCCGGTGCTGGCAACCAACATGGAAACCGGCGCGCCGAAATATCGTCGCCGCATGACCTATGTCCCGGAAACATTTACGGGGAACATTACTCTGACGAGCGCCTAGTGGGCGACGCTGCAAACGTTCTACACGACAACGCTGCAAATGACTGATGCGTTCGATTGGATTGACTTTCGCAGCGGCGCGACGGCGACATACGCGTTTACCAAGATGCCCGCGCCGAAGTCCGACCAGGGCTATCCGGGATATTGGGTGGTGCAATTGAACTTGCTGAAGGTGACGGCGTGAGGACGGTAAGCCAATAGGCATTGCAGGCGATGCTCGCCGATCGCACGGCGGAAGTGTTCATCACGCTGTTGCGGATCGACCACGCGAGCTTCGCCAATCCGATCTTGCTGGCCTACAACACGGAACCCGTGGTGCGTGCGGACGGCACGTACCAGCCCTACCCATTTCAGGTCAATCTACCCGATCAGGACGAGGACTCGCTGCCACAGGTCACGGTGACCGTGGACAACGTTGACCTGACCGTCAACGATGCCATCCGCACGCTGACAGGCGACCCGCCAACCGTGACGATGATGGTGGTGTTGGCCGATTCGCCAGATACGGTCGAAGCTGGACCATTCGTGTACTCGTTGCAAAACGCGCAGGCTGACGCACAGACAATCCAAGGCGCGCTCGGTTTCGAGAGTGACATATTCAGCCAGCAGGTTCCATCGCAGACCTACACCCCGGTTTCGTCGCCGGGCCTTTTCCTGTGACCGCGATCCCAGCTTGGGCAGGCGATTTTATCGGCCTACCTTTCGCCGATCACGGCCGCGAACGCGCAACCGGTCTGGATTGCTGGGGCCTTGTGCGACTCGTCTATTCTGAAGTATTCAGCCTCTAGCTCCCGAGCTATTCCGGTGACTACACCGATGCCCACGACCAAGCCAGCGTATCGGCCGCCGTGGCACAAGGATTGCAAAATGGCTGGCAACAGGTGTATAAGCCGTCTGCCGGTGATCTTTTGATCCTTCGGATCGCCGGGCGACCGTGGCATTGCGGCATGGTGGTGACGCCAGAGGCGTTCCTACACCAGCCCGACAAGGGGACATCCTGCATCGAACGCTTGGACCGTCCCGCGTGGTCGCGTCGCGTGGAAGGATTCTGGCGGCACAAGGGAATGATTGGATGAAAACTCTAATGGTATTCGCGGCCGCGGCGTTACTTTCTGGCTGCGCCAACTTCGGCCCTACAAAATACCTCGCGCCAGACGCGGGGCAGTCCGCGCCCGGCAGACACGAGGTATCAA